TGGCACCGGCGATGGAGCAACCGTTGTCTTTAATCTGCCATCGCGGTCGGCATCTGCATACACGTTATATCTTGATGCCGCAGCGCAAACAGCCGGTGGCACCGATTGGACATTTGCCAGCAAGGGCGGGGCAGACAGTGCGGATAAATGCACATTCGTTGCGGCACCCAATGACGGGCAGCGCGTGACCTTTACATTCACCGGATACCTAAAAGTTCGGTGCCGGTTCGATGAGGATAAACTCAGCTTTGAAAACTTCCATGACCGCCTGATAAACAGCGGCTTGAAATTGCAGGGGCTTTTAAATGAGTAGGCCAATCGATGCCGACATATTAACCAAGCTGGAATCAAAACAGTTCCGGCCTTTTTATTTATTGCACATGGATATCGATAGCGTGGATTATCGATATACCGATTGTGATGTTCCGATTGTGCATGATACCAATGTCTATACGCATCGCGGCTTTAGGTTTCAATCGGCAACTTATTCGGCCGGACGTATTGTGGATCAGGTTCAAATCGAAATCGATAACCTTGACTCTGTGATGACTTCCGTATTTGTGGATGGCACCCCACAGGACGAGGACGTGTTGCTGATGATGGTTGTGGTCGATGATGATGGAACGCTGGTCGAGGACACCGATCCAGAAATAATAATATTTGACGGTCAGATTGACTCATGGGTGCTGGATGAGGAAAAGTTAAAAGTCACCGTAACATCTGCATTGTCAAAGTGGTCGCAGAAAACATTATCAAAGCACCCGAAATCCTGCCGGTGGAAGGTATTTAAGGGAACCGAGTGCCAGTATGCCGGTGGTGAAACATGGTGTGATCGGACTTATGCCCGGTGCATAGCATTAAGCAATACCGCCAATTACGGCGGGTTCAGGTTTTTACCATCGCTGGTAGACAAGGCGATATGGTGGGGGAGTAACCCAAACTTTTGACGAACTTAGCAACATGGACTTCGGCGCGAGTAGGCAAGCAGCAATACGAGCTTGGTCAAATTGATTGCTTTCGGCTTGTAATGGATTACGCAAGGAGTTTTAACAATAAGGAATTGCCGGTTGAGTTTAGCGGCATGACGCTTGAGACATACGGGGATTGGTATTTGCAGGACGAAAACCGGACTGTTGAAATAGCGATAAAATATTTGGATACTTACCTGCATGAGATACCGGAGTCTAAAACCATAGCCGGTGATGTGCTGGTTTTAAGATATGATGGCAGCACATTTTTTGGCATCGATGGCGGGAACGGAAAAATCATTACCGTGTTTGTTAAAAAGGGGATCCGAGTAATTCGTAAACGACACTTTGAAATTGTAAAGGCATTCACATGGGCGCTCCGGTAGTCGCGTGGTGGGCAGTATATGGCACTTACGTTTATCTCGCAGCGGTGGTGGTAGCATCGGCAGCCAGCTATTACCTTTCGCAAAAGGCACTTGGTGCCATCGATCCGAAGTCTAGTTCGGAATACGCAGCCGACCACGGACTTAGAACAAATACCAGATCAACCAATGAGCCATTGAAAGTGGCATATGGTCTGAACCGCATCGGCGGGAACGATATTTATTATTTCGGGGAAGGCAGCGACAACGAGGAATTGTGGCTTGTAACAACCCTGTGCGAAGGTACTTGCAGCGGGATTAAAGCAATCACCGGCCAGGATCAAGTGTGGCTGGATGACAAGCTTGAAAATGTCTATGGGTCATTGCTAACTTATTATTTCCATGATGGCGCGGCGGCTCAAACCTATGACACAAACCTCAATGCGGTAAGCGGTGAGTGGACGGATAATTTGAGGAACACTTGTTATATCGTTTGGCACCTTACTTATGACCGTGATTACTTTCAATCAATACCGCAACGAAACGTGCTAATCGAGGGAAAGGAACTTTACGACTTTCGGGATACCTCAACCGCCTATTCAAACAACCCGGTGTTGTGCCTGTATGATTACATGACCAACACCCGGTACGGCATGGGCATCAGTTCTGCCAAGCTGGACACGACCACCTGGACTTCAGCCGCTAACTATTGCGATACAAAAGGGTGGGGCTTGAATTTTATCGTAAGCCGGGATGAAACGGCGCAGGAAGTTTTAGACAACATACTGGCGCACTTTCGTGGATCGATTGTCTACTGGTCAGGAACTTTTTTCCTTTACTATGCCGACCTAAACGATGAGTCAAGCACCATGACAATCGAGGACGAGCACATATTGCAGGATTCAACCGGCAAGGCGGCTGTCACCATATCACAGGCAACCCGGTTCAAAAGGCCGGACGGTCTGCGCGTCACATTCCTTGACCCTGACAACGAGTATATCTCAGATTCAATTCCTATTGGCGATGACATAGGCGTGTTAAACGATTTTAAGTTGCTTGGTGCGGCATCGCGCACTCAAGCCATGCAGCTTGGAGTCTACAACCTGGAACGGGCGCAGCTTGACCGGACGATCACCGGAACATTTTCGGATGACTGCATACAGCTTGCACCGCACGATATCGTCACGTTCAACTCAACCGCTTTAGCCATTGCCGACCAGCTTATGCGGGTATCCGAGTCAACCATCAACGCCGATGGTACGGTGAACCTTACGCTTACCTATGAGGCATTGGCCTTATACGATGACGATTACAATCTGATAACCGATAATGTTTATTCATGCACCCTGCCAGATACAACCGATGCGCCGCCGCCGGTAGGCAGCGTGGTTGCTGCCGAGGAAGTCTACGAGGTAAGGCTGCGGCGGTTTAGCCGGTTAAACATAGCGTTTTCGGCACCGGTAGGGTACGTCTGGTACTCGCACGTTGAGGTATATTATTCGGTCGATGATACGAATTGGGAATACCTGTACGATGTGAACACCGATTTTTCAATCGATCCGATTGAGGAAGGTGTTAATGCTTATGTACGGCTTAAAACCGTTTCCATATTTGATACCAAAACCAGGGACGTAAACGATTATAAAATTCACAAATACATTGATGGCCATGATGATAATCCAGATTCATTGACCAGCCTTGAAGCTCTTGCAAATTCAAACTCCGTTAATATTTATTCCTCAAAAGTTTCAGATTCAGATGTTGAGCTATATGAATTCAGGCTTGGAACAAGCTGGTCGGGCGCAATATTTCTTTCCGCCTTGCGTTCACCAAATTTAAGCCTGATTGGAGTCAAGCCGAGTGGCTCCGGTGGCCATACGTTTTTTTGTAATACCTTATGTAATAATGGGCAATATGGGGCAACGCCGCAAAGTGCAGCGGTTGTAATTTTTCATCCTCCTGATGGTTGGGCGGTTGCCGACAGCGATGCTTGCGATTACGATGGAGTGGGAACACACGATAATACCGAGCATACAACATATGATGGAGACGATTATTTGAAATGCTCCCATACCGCCGGGGTTTTAACCGGAACCTATACCTCACCAATTTATGATCTTGGCGCATCGGATCGCTACCTTGTTTATTGCCTTGCGGGTATAGTAGTCACCGGTTCGGGAACCACCTGGGATTCACAAATTCCGCTTACAACCACCGGGGCAGAGCTTGTGACCGATGGTGATTTTGATGATTGGACAGGCGATGATCTTGATAGCTGGACTGAAAGCAACTGCGATGCTGCCGAAGATGTTGCAGGGCAAGCCGGGAGTTGTGCCGAGGTAACGACTTCGGCTGCAAATGGATATATTGCTCAAACCATTACGGTCACGGCTGAAAAATGGTATGTGATGCGCGGATATTATAAAAACACCGCCGGGGATACGGCGCAATTTGGTGTTTACGATCTTGATAATTCGGCATGGTTGTCTCCGCTTGAGTTCCATGACCTTGCGGATCAGGATACGGATTGGACAGCTTTCAGTTATTTATTCTATGCACCGACCGGATGCACAAGCGTTTCGATTCGCCTTGCAGGAAAAGTAAATGGAGACATTGTGTTTTTTGATACCATCACCGTGTTGCAGATCGATGAGACGGCCAGTACCGTATGGTCGGATATAAATATCAGCACTCGCACATGGACTGAGATATTCGAATTGACTGCTGGGCCGCAAGTTTCCATGACTTTAAAGTACGATGATTCCAGCCCACCGACAAATGAGATAAGTAAAATGGAGATACTATCAGCCATTGTTACTTGCCGGTATGCTCAAATGGAAATCACCATTACCGATCCATCAACCGAAGTAAACGCACTGGTAAATGATTTTGTATTATATTATCTACAATAAGGAATTAACGCTATGAGTCAGACATGGACAGACGATCCCTTTGCATCAGGAAACGTTGGGCAAACCGATTTGCAGAATATGGAAAATAACTTTTTAGCAATCAAGTCCATGTTCTCCGGTGCGTCGGCACCATCAAACCCGGTGGCAGGAATGCCGTGGTTTGATACAGCACAAAAGGTAAAAAAAA